TGGGCAAGAACTTCGGCGTTCAGATGGCCGACTACTGGCCGATCATCCAGGCCGCCCTGGGCGACGAGGTGATCCAGGCCGCCGGGGAGCATTGGGACCTGTTCGGTTCGCGCGCCGGCTCGCAGATCGAGGAGTGGTTGGCCTCCGAGGCGGTCAAGATCGCCTGGCGGGCGCGTCACCCAGGGATCGTGCGCTGTTGGCGCGACGCCGAGGATTGCGCGATCAAGGCCCTCGAGCATCCGGGCAAGTGGTTCCCGTTCGCCCACGGCAAGCTGGCCTTCGGCGCCAAGCGGATCGGTGGCGTCAACTTCCTGATTCAACGCATGCCCAACGGTCGGCGCATCTATAAGGCCCATGCCAAGCTGACGTCGGTCAAGAAGTTCGGCAGGGAGCGTTTCGAGGTCCACTACTGGGGCGTCGATTCCATCACTCGGCAGTTCGTGCCGGTGTCCACCTACGGCGGCGACCTGTTCCAGAGCTGCGTGCAGGGCACCGCTTACGACCTCATGATGGCCGGCTGGGAGAACGTCGAGCGCGACGACTTCGAGGTGATCCTGTCGGTGCATGATGAACTGGTCGCCGAGAGCCACCCCGACCGCTCTGTCGCGAATTTCGAGGCGCTCATGGCGGAGCTGCCCGGCTGGGCGGCGGGCTGCCCAGTGGCCGCTGCCGGCTACGCCGCGGATCGCTACAGGAAGGACGGTTAGGGATGAAACGAAAAGTCAAACAATTACCACCCCCGGAGTACGTGCTGGACCACTTTCGTTACCACGAGGAGGTCTACACCCGGGGCGGGAGGGAGTGTATTGGGGGTCTGGAGCGTCTCTCGGGTCAGAAGACTGCGGGCACGCGCTACGCAGGGGGTGTCGACAGGCTCGGGTACCTTCGCACGGTGATCCCTGGTCACAAGGGTCTGTTTGCTGTTCACCGTCTCGTCTGGCTGCTACACCGCGGCTCTCTGCGCGAGGGCTTCGTCATGGATCACATCAACGGAAACCCTAGCGACAACCGGATAGCCAATTTAAGAGAAGTTCCTGACGCGATAAACCAGATGAACCGTAGAGGGAGCAGAAGAGGCAGTTCGGTGAAGTACATCGGGGTCTGTCGCAACGGAAACGGCTTCAATGCGTTTAGCAGTAGCGAGGGGAAGGTCGTGTATCTAGGTAGGTACGGCTCAGAACTGGAGGCAGCTAGGGTTCGTGATAGAGCGGTAGCCACCCGGCACGGGGGGCGGGCCGTGCTCAACAGGGACCTTTTCCCAGAAGACTTCTGCGAGATGAGTGACCCCCTCATTTGACCTCTAATTCAACTGTAAGTTGAGGATTCACCATGGGTATTACCGAAGCGCCGCTCCAGGAGTGGGCATGTGATCAGGCGGAGGCCGCCGGCTGGCTGCACCGCAAGGTCAAGTGGGTGGGGCGGCGCAACGCCCCGGACGATGTCTTCGCCAAGGACGGGCGCACGGTATGGATCGAGTTCAAGCGTCCCGGTGGCCAGCCGCGCCCGGGCCAGGTACGCGAGATTGACCGGATGAAGGGGGCGGGCATGGAGGTTCACGTCGTCGACAACCCGCTGATTGCCTTGCGGATTCTGGGGGTGGCTTATGCCTGATCAGGAGCCGCAGCGTAAGCGCGAGGAGCTGCGCCACGGTCAGCAAATGGCGATCCAGCGACTGGTGGAGCAACCGCACAATATGATGGCGATGGGCATGGCAATAGGAAAGACCGGGGCCGTGCTCACCGCGATCCGCGACTTGCTCGACACCTTCCAGGTCAATCATGTGCTGGTGATCGCCCCGCTGCTGGTCGCCGAGGAGACGTGGCCGGACGAAATCGAGACCTGGGAGCACACCTGCGTCCTCGACTACGAGGTGGTGACGGGCGCCCCCGCGCGTCGCGAGAGCCGCGCCAAGCGCCTGCCCGAGCTGACCATCACCAACGTCGAGAGCGTGGTCTGGTTGGTCGAGTTCTGGGGCGACGACTGGCCCTATGACTGGGTGATCGTCGACGAGAGCTCGAAGTTCAAGAACCCCGCGAAGAAGACCAAGCCGACCAAGAAGGCGGTGCAGCGGATCGTCGACGAGACCCTGGCCGCGCTGCCCAAGGACATGCACCCCGACGACGTGGCGGTGGCGGTGGCCAAGGCGGCCAAGCGAGCGCCCCGCTACCCGACGCGCTTCGGCGCCTTGTGTACCCGCCTGCAGTACACCCACCGCTTCACCACGATGACCGGCACGCTCTGCCCCAATGGCCTGCTGGACCTATGGGCGCAGTATTACCTGCTGGATAGGGGCACCCGGCTGGGTTCGACGTATAGCGCCTACCGGGGCCGCTGGTTCGACGGCGACTACATGGGCTTCAAGTACGCCCCGCGGCCGGGCGCCTTCGAGGCGATCACTGAGGCGATCCGCGACATCACCATCTCGATGCGCACCGAGGACTACGCCGATCTGCCGGCGGTGCTGCACGGCACCATCACCGTGAAGTTGCCGCCCAAGGTGATGGCGCAATATCGCAAGTTCGAGAAGACGCTGATCTGGCAGCACGGCGACGACGACATCGAGGCGGTCAATAACGGCGTGCTCACGGGTAAGCTCCTGCAGTTGTGTAATGGGTCAATTTACGATGAGGACGGGCAGGCGCACGAGATTCACGCCCTCAAGCTCGAGGCCCTGGACCGTATCATCGAGGAGGCCAACGGGGCGCCGGTGCTGGTCGCCTACAGTTACGAGTTCGACCTGGCCAAGCTCAAGAAACGCTATCCCAAGGCCGAGGTGGTCGGCGAGAAGCCGAACCTGCAGAAACGCTGGAACCGTGGCGAGATTCCGATCTTGCTGGCACACCCGGCCAGCGCCGGCCATGGCCTCAACTTGCAGATCGGGGGTTACATCGCGGTCTGGTATGGCCTGCCCTGGAGCCTGGAGTATTACCTGCAGCTCAACGAGCGCCTCCGCCGCCCGGGCCAGCCGGAGACGGTGATTATCCACCATATCGTTGCCCAGGGCACGGTGGACGAGCGGGTCATGGCCGTGCTGCCGGAGAAGGAGGCCACCCAGGACGCGGTGATCGAGGCCACCCAGTACGTCGCGCAGTAAAGACAGTCAATAGTCAATAGTTGACAGTTTAGGGTTCCCTTCAACCGTTGCCTGTAGAACTGGCAGTTGAACCGCGTAACGGCCATTATCTGGTGAGTGGTCAGCGGCTCAATCAGCTGCAGACCTTCGATGACATCGTGGATGGGTAGCCTATCCGGGGGAGAAGATAATGAATATCGAATCTGCGCAGCGGGACATGCGGGCGCTGGGCGTGTACGGCGGGGCCATCGACGGCCTCTGGGGCCCGCTCTCCGAAGCGGGCTACCAGCAGGTGCTGAGCGCCGCCCGGTCGGTGCTCGAGAAGACGCTGCACCCCGCGGCGGGCGGGCGCACGGCGCTGGCCTGGGGGCAGAAGGTCGACGCGGCATTTCGCGAGAAGGTGCGGTCGATCTGCGCCCGGCTGGGGATTCGCGATCCCGACTGGTTGATGGCCTGCATCGCCTTCGAGACCGGCGAACGCTTTTCTCCCGACGTCGTCAACGGCGCGGGCAGCGGCGCGACCGGGCTGATCCAGTTCATGCCGCGCACCGCGCGCGGCCTGGGCACCACGACGCGGGCTCTGGCGAAGATGTCGGCGGTGGAGCAGCTGGACTTCGTCGAGCGGTACTTCCAGCCGTACAGGGGCCGCCTCAAGAACCTGGGCGACCTGTACATGGCGATTCTGTGGCCGGCGGGCATCGGCAAGGACAGCAGCTGGGAGCTCTGGGCGCGCGAGAGCCGCGAGATCACCTACTTCCAGAACCGCGGCCTGGACGCCAACCGCGACGGCGTGATCACCCGTGGCGAGGCCGTCGCCAAGATCGAGGAGAAGCTGGAACGCGGACGCGAGTCGTTTCGCGGATAAACATTCAACTATTTGTTGAATAGACAGCCAGGGGTTGTTAGGCTGCGGGGACCATTACTCGACGAGACGGGCACCGCCTTGACCGCCTACTACAACGAGAACGACCCCACGGCCGCCCAGTGGCTGCGCAACCTGATCGCCGCCGGGCTTATCGCGCCGGGGGACGTCGACGAGAGGAGCATCACCGATGTTCGACCCGCTGATCTGCGAGGCTACGCCCAGTGCCACTTCTTCGCCGGGATCGGCGTCTGGAGCCGAGCGAGCGGGACGCGCTGATCTGAGCGAGTGCCCGTTCTGCGACCACTGGTTCGACCAGGCGCTGCTCGGTCGCTACGGGTGTCCCAACTGTGAAGGCGAGGGGCTC